ACCAGCACCGTTATCAACGGAAATATCGACAACCATGTCATTGGTGACGCCAAAACCGGCATCCATACCAGCGTTGGCTGCTCGGATGTTTGCGTTGTAAATTCCAACGCTTGCGGCAATGACGCGGCGTTGCCACTGGTGCATCCAGTATTTGCCGGTGCGGTCCTTGATCCGCTCCATTGCCAAATCGCCCATTGTCATTTCGTTGGTCAAATCGCGGACAGACCAAGCATTGTTGAGCGATGCTCGTTTGGCTTTCATGCGACCTTGGACGATTTTCTTCGCCGTAATCTCATTATCGCCATCGGACGGGTAGTTCGGCTCGTCTTCAGGGTCGAGGTCTCGCCAGAATGGCAGGTTCACCAATTCGGCTTCTGCGGTCGCAAGACGATCCATTTGATGTCTTCGTAAATCTCAACATCGATAATGTCTGCGAGCTTGACAGTTGCCATTATTTTCCTCGGGTTTCAAGCAGTTTCTTAAAATCTTCTGGTTGGTCCCGTTTGAGTCTGACAAGCTCCCCCGAAGTGTAATCGCCGTAGGCTTTCGGAGTGCCGTCTTCCTTGTTTTGAACCAAAGAAGGGGTTTGGTCACCGTTGGCACTACCACCCGATGCGTTAGATACAACCACCATAGGCTTGAAAATCGGATTTGTCGACAGGGTTTCACGAACTTTTTCCGCATTTTGTTCAAGCAGTGGCAATCCGTTGGTCATATCCACGTATTGCACTTGCGGTTGTCCATTTTCGTCCACTATACCCTTGACCCCTTTTGCGATGTGGGGTTGTAAAAGCATTGCGTTGGTGCCGAACAAATCGCTTGCCAATTTTAAGGCTTCCGCGTCTGCCATTCGATCGGCAGTATTCTGTTTTTGTGCAAGCTCGTCGGCTTTTCGTTTCTTCTCCGCGGCAGCATTTTCCTTCTTGACTTTGTCAAGTTCTGACTCGTAATGCTTTTTGATTTCGTCAACGTTCGTCAGTTTGTTTTGTTTTTCTTTTCTCGCTTCTTCTTCCAAGCGGTCGGCTGCAGCTTTTGCTTTGGCAGTCTCGTTGCGTTCGTGCTCCAAAGCATTCATCAATGCCTTTGGATCTTTGTCGGTTGTAAAAACGCTCGGCCCCAAATCCAACGAATACGATCCGTCAAATGCGGCTTTATAGTGGGCCTGAACAAGTTCAGGAAGGGCAGCGAATTCAGCAGCAGTGAGAGTGACTTTCAACATTGTATTTATTCTTCTTCAGGGTTTTTAGGGGGTTCAGGTGTGCCCACAGCGGGCGGGACGATGGTTGTTGCTTTGCGGAATTCAACGTCCGCCTTGATAGCTTTTCGAGCTTCGTCTGCAGTCGTTTTCACGATTCCGCTACGGCGTAGATTCTCATGGAATTCGTCGAAGCTAAGCGTCGAGTTGTTAAATAACTCTAACAACCAACGCAACTCTTCGCCTGTCAGCGACGTTAGATCGAAGTTGTCGTTGAGTTCTAGTTCTATTTCTTGAGGATTGGCGTTGGCAAAAGACGCGGCTTGGATCAAACAAGACAACATTGCGTTTTGCAAATTGTCTTTAATCGTCGTTAATACCGACTTTTGACTCGCAGCTTCTATCTGTATTTCAGCTTCTTTCCGTTCGACGGTGGATTTTGGGTTAATCAGCTTCGCACCAATCGCAATCATTTGCGATTCTTTTTGACGCATTGCCTCAAACGCCAATGTGTTTGGTTGGGCTTGTAAAAGCTTAGCCTCCGCGTTTTCAGGCAACGGCACCGACGCTCGCGAACCAAAAGGGACGCCTTTTTTGAAATAGTTGTCAACCCAGTCAGCCGTCAAACCCGAGTAAACTGGCGTCGGTTGCCCTACGAGAAAAACACTTTCCTCGTAATCTGCGGAATTGCGATAATGAGCAACGTTCAAACTGGCCATTGAATATAAAGGAGGTTGATCAATTTCCGAATCGTTGTTTTCCGACCCTGCAAATTGAAAAGGTATTTCCTTCAAAGCTTCCCCTGAAGCAGACTTCAAAAGGATTGGTTCTCCGTCCTTGGTGTTTTCTTTGTATAGTTGTACGCTTACTTCATTGTCTTTCAATCGGTACACTCGATGGCGATGCTTGATTTGTATCGAGAATTCGTCTTCTTCATTGTCTTCGTAGGCTTCTTTTAGCACCAGCAATACGAGCTTTTTAACATCGCCGACTTTTTCGACTTTCCAGTTGATTACAGCCCACGGTTCGAAGAAACGAACGACAGGGCGGACCCCCGCCTCGACATCGGCCTGCGTGACTTGTCCTTTTGTTCGTGGATAATCGGCGAGAAAACCACAACGACCGTAGGGCAATACGTGATTAGCCGCACGACGAATTAACTGCTCAACGCCAAGCCCTTCGCCGTTTAAATCGGTTTCCATTGCCGCCATCACCGAAGGCAATTTCACCTTCGGCGGACGCAAGAACAACTGGCCGACCAAAGCGTCGCGAGTGGGAGTCACCACGTTGTAATAAACCGCTCGCTTCAAGTAAGCGTCGTAACGTTCTTGCTGCAAAGCGTCTGAACCCGATGCTTCGCTTGGGATGGGCAAATACTTTTCTTTTGCCGCCTTTACCGCACTTTCGCCCGCCAAAGTGTCTTCGATCAATCGATACGTTGGTAGCATATCGTGCAACTCTTTGCGAACCGTTGAAACTCCGCTCATTACCGCGTCCAATTTGTTTTGATTGTTGTTGCGAACTTATTGTTGCCTCTCAAGATCCGATAACGCAATGCGTCATACAGGTGATCTTCGGCTTCTGTGTCAACGTCGTCTGGCGTGTCTTTGTCACGCGGTAAAGCGGGAAGTATCTCAATGCACGCAGAACAATTGCGAGTAAAGTAGACGCCCGGCCCTTCGCCCAAGACCGAAGCTTGTAGCCGGTCACGAAATAATTGCAAGCCCACTATCCGCGAGCCTGCTGACTTGTCGGATTTAGTCCAACGAATTCCGACGCTTTCCATTTTACTTTCAATGGTTTCTACGTCAGATTCCGTTACGTTGCGAATTTGGTTATCCGCTGGTCCGGCCTGAACTGCACGCTTAATCCATTGTTCTGATTTTAAAGCCTTTTCTTTTTTAACAATTCTTTTGGCGACTTCCACCGCGGACAACTTCAAACCTTTGTTTGTCCCAATGGCCTCTGTACCATAATCTTCTTCAAAGAAGATCAACGATCCCCGCTGTGGGCACCATTTAGAACCATTGGGCAAAACAACTTCTTCCCCGTTAGCTTCTGCGGCCCATAACGTTGAAAACGGATGGCTTGAGCCCCAGTCGAAACAACGATCTATTTTCCATTCTTTTGGTATTTGGAATCGATCGACAATGTGCTTGGTGCTGTCCCAAAGATCGTCTATTGCACCGCCACTATTTACGTCCCAACGTCCTTCAATCCATGCAGCGTGAAGCGATGGATTATTAGCACAAGACTCAATCAACCCTGCTCGATAAACAGGGTCCAGATAAGGGTTTTCAAAAAACGAACCGAAAATTGCAACCTGTGTTCGAACAACCTCAACTTCTTCTGCTACAAGGTTGTCGAAATAAGTTACTTTGTTTTTTACGATTTCGCCATTCTTGGCAACGTCGATAAATTTTTTCTTAACCCATGAGTGACCGGGACCGTTAGGGTTTGTTGTCGAAAATACTTCCAATGGAATTTTCGGCAACGGCTTTTCATCCACAGTTGCGTAACGAGTTATTCCGTTTTCTAATATCTTCGGCGTATGTCGCTCGGGCACAAAAGAGCAACGATTGATCGACATAAACTTATTGTAAAGCTCTGCCGTTGGGTATTTGGTTAATTCGTTCCAACCAACGAATGGATATTCATGGCCGTGGAAATCGTCGTAGTCGTCTAATTTCTTTACATGGCGAAATAAAAGTTCTTCGCCAGTTGGCCATGTCCACTTGTAAGCAGTTGCCGAATTCTGCCATTTGCAACCGTCTTCAAATTGCGGAAAGAATCTACCACTTTGAGCAACGAGGTCGGAAAGGTTTTTAAACTCACGGTCAAAAATTATGCCTTTCCAGTAACTACCGTAACCGATGCCTACACGGGAACGAAAACGCATTAGTTGAGTAATCGTCTTTCCGGGGCCGCGAGCACCGTGCATGAGTGTGTGGTGGGCTCGCGTACTTATCGCAAATGATTGTGAAGAATTGGGAATTGGTTCCCACACCACCGTTGGCTTGTCAGCGATAGTTTCTTTGGGTTTTGTGTTTGGGGGTGGCGGCAACCTAACGTTTGCACGGCGACCCGGCTTAGGCGGTTGGCTCGGCGACAACTCTTCGATAATAGTATCAAAGTTGGCCTGTTGCTCCTGCTGGTAACTTGCAGTGTCCCCTCTTTGCCAGTTACGCATTTCCGTCAACCAATCTTTGCTGTTGCAACATTAGGCTTTTCTCCCAATCGTCGTCGCTAAGCTTTTCCCCGTTTGCGTTAACCATAACAGGTATGTTCATGGTTTTGTTGTTAACGTTGTTAACAACAACCGAAGGTCCTTGTTTGGCTTTCGATGTCATCCCGCGTACGTCAAAGGCCAATGCCATTAGCTTGACATATTGGTCGTTGTCGTAGGATTCGTGTGCCCGCCTTAGAACGTCTCTAAGCATTTCCGCTTCGGACGGTAGAAATGCGTCTTCCCCTTGCTCTGCAACAAGAGAACGTTTCATCATTTCCAATTGGGGACACCGACGCCAACGGTCAACCAGCGTCAAGGCCGCAATCGTGTTTCCAAACGTAACATGTAAAGCGGCTTGGAACGGATTGTTGGGATTGCGAAGCAATGCTTCGGCGTAATCCCATTTCAATTGAAGTTCTTTTTCTTCTAATTGTTCTGCTGTCAGCGTAGACATATCCTTGTCCCTTCACGTCAAAAATTCGCCTGCTTTCAGCGTTAGCATCTAGCAGGCGAATTGCAGTCACGTTATTTTTTGCGGTCGCTTAGAAGCGAAACAAAATGCCGCGATTTCTGTCGAAGCCGCCGAACGAGCGGTTGCTGAAGGATCGGCTACCAAAAGATCGGCTACAACCCCCTCTGGAAAAAGACCTGTCAAACCCGCGACTAAAGCCACGGTCGACGAATCGACTATGGGCGAAGTTGCGGTTAAATCCTCGGTCGACAAATCGGCTGTTGAAACCGCCGCGATTGAAAAAGCGGTCGCCTGCGTTGGATTCGGACGCCATCGAACAAAAACAAACAATAAGCGTAACAACAAGGCAAAGAAAATTCTTCACGTTTTACTCTCCTGAAACTGTCTTGGACACAAAACCGTCGATCAAGATACGCTCTTGATCAGGTGTTAAGGGTGGTTCTCCTGTGGGCGGCATAGAACCGCCTCGCACCCTTTTTATTACAGCAGCGAATTCGCCGCCTGTCAAGGCTCGATAGTCTGATAAATCCAGTCTACCCGCTTGGTAAGTCTCCCTGTTAGGGTCGTGGCATTTGTTGCACGACACTGTGAACACTCGTTGCAATTTGTCTTCGTTTTCAGATTGAGGATTCGACAAATTCAATTGGTTCAACAAAGTTCCGAAATTGCCACCCTGTACGTCAATTTGTCGGGTGCTATGCGTTCGCTTAACTGCTTCGGCAAGTGCTTTAATTTTAGCAGTGTCGGCTTCCGCTTCGGCTTTTCGTTCCAACGCCCTTGCAACTCTCTCCGTGTTAATGTTACGAGATTTGATCAATTGTTGCAATGCGTCTGCTTGGCTTCCGGTCAAATCACCAAACAAACTACCGACGCGGTCCATTTGGCGACCGATTTGACCCGCAATAACGTCGGTCGGATCGCTTCCAATGTAGTCGACTGATTCTTTGACACTAATCCCATAGTTTGATCTTTGGGGGTAAGACAACTGGCGATCGTTGTAATTTCGATTGCGATTTTCGTAACCGCTGTCCAAACGCAAGCCAAGCTTACGAAGTTGTTCGATATCGGCACGACGCGATTGATCTCGTGCGGCCTTTTCCAAAATTCGCAGGTAAACTGCTTGGAATTGGTCATCATCGTAAGAAAGCAATTCGCGTTGACAAGAGTGATTAGAGTTTTCATTGGTTTGGCTCCGTCGCAGTGTATTCCTGTGCCCGTAAGATCGCTTCGGGGTATACGCTTTCCCACTGCCAGCGGTTAACGGGTATTCCACTGGCAAGATAAACTATTGGGCTTGCTTCGCCCAAGTCACTGACTTTAAGAACTTCTTGAAATACTTCAACCGCGTTTTCTTCTTCCGTCAACACAACGCCCAAATCCAACAAGGCTGTACGGGTCGTGACCAAATCATACCAATACCGTTGATAGATTTCAGCCAAACGGCCAAACGCTTCAAATGGTTCCATTCCTTCCAAATTGTTTGCAGGGTCGCGAGTTATGCGGAAAACAACGCGAGCATGATCGTCTCGCGATCGCTGCAACACTTTTTCGTAACTACCTGTGTATCGCGAAGCTATTGTATCTGCCTCTTCCCCAGAAGTAACAACATCGCGACCCTTGTTCAACAAGCGGGCAAAAT